GCGTAAAAAAGATCAGAGTGAACTGCCTCGAACTGGTGATTTAAGAAAAAGAGCACTTAAAATGACACAAGCTACTGATAATCCGCTATATGTTAATATTCAGCGTGAGCTTCGTTTCTTCCATTTGACCAATTCCCACTGTATTACTGTAACGCCTCGTTATGTTGATGTTTCAACTTGTTATCTCAGAGCATGTGGAACGTATACCATAGATACATTTCAAGACGCTCCAGCAGCAATGCGCAAAGTTTTTGATATGATTGTGCCGGGTTTGCAAGGTCACGTACACAACGTTCAAATACGCATGAGGGTGTGTTGAACCTTGCTCCTGCTAAAGATATAATGGGTATTTCGTGTATTCCTGTTACTGTTGAAAAACCCTTTTCTTCTACTATACCTACATCAACTAGCTCCACACCTAATCTTTATTATGAACGTATGCTTGCAGAGTGGTGGTTGCTTCGTAGTGGTGAAAAACCTATGTTGTGTGATGTTTGGTTTGCATCTGAGCACCCTTGTGATCATGTGTCGTGTCAGTTGGCACGTTTGTCTCAAGTGGATGCTGACGCTAATGACGGTAGGGGCTCACCCCTCTATTTGTGTCATAATGCTTTTGTGAGTGGAGGCACAGCTGAAGGGGTGTTGGAGGCATTAGGTCGATCAGTTAGGTCTAGAATTATGCCAACCATCCCGCCACGTCTTTTTTTAGCCAGTTACTTACATCTGATGAGTAAAATTCCACCGATGACTAGGGTTCCTAATTTTGATATGGATGATTGGGCGAGTGTTCCACATCACCCAAGTCAGAGCGCCGGTTTTTTCCCTGTTGAGAAGGAGTTTCTTGAGTTTGAAGATCATATCATTAAGTTTGTCAACTCTTGTCAACAGCGTGCGGCGAGAAAATTTTCCATCGATGAGCTACAAAAACTCGTTGAGATAGTTAGGTTGGGTATTCAAAAGCATAAACACGAGTCCTCATGGTTTCCTACATTCATTAACAAGATTGCCGTCAAGCCTGAAATAAGGTGTGCTGGATCGAAAGTTAGTAAGACTAGATTGATTTATATTACAACGTTGGTTTATTTGTTGCTTGACACTGTTTTATTCCGTGAGTATGTTAAGAATAGTTACCAGAAATTTGGTATGATGATAGGCCATCAATGGAAACATGGTGGTGCTCACCACTTAGCGTCTTATTTGGGTGTTGCACGAACTGATCTGATGTATATCACGTTGGATATAAAACATTTTGATCAATCTGCCTTGGCCGCAATAATCAAGGTTTTATTACTTATGCCTTTTTTGTGTCTAAAGAATGATGGGACCGAGAATTATCGTATGGCTAGAGCCTTTTTTATTGAACGGGCACATCAAATGGCATGTAAGTTGGTTAAGTGGGAAGGACTTGAGTACCGATACATCATTGGGCAAGTGTTTAGTGGCTTGTATGTTACATCATGGTTGGATACTGTTTATATGGTATTGATGGTTACTGTTGTGTTGACTGCAATTTATACTGAGATGAAGAAAGTACGAGGCCCACATGAAGCACGAATGTTTAAAGACTCTTTTATACGTAGGTTACAGTATGGTGATAACAGTTGTTATGCCTTTGAGGTTAAATATCTGGATGTATTGTTTTCAGGCAGGACAAAGGAGGAACCTCTTGGTAAGTTTCAAAGATATATGATGACTTTGGCTGGTATGGAGCTGAAGGCCGATGAGACCTTTTTGTTTCTGCCCGATGATACAGGTGTGTCCCCCCTGCTTACTGTCATAAAGCCTCGTGTATGTGGTGAAGACCTTATTGGTTATGATATACTACGTCAAGGGCCTGAATTCTTAAAACGTAACTTTGTAAGGATGGTGATTGATGGGCAGGTGCAAATAATGCCTTGGAGGAAGGAAGACGATATGTTTACCAAGTCGGCAATTAGCGCTACCATTGATGATTTTTCGCCTGATAAATGGTCAAGTAAATTTATAGGTTTGTTGATAGATACAATGGGCACTAATGCGGTAGCCTATGATGCGATGAAGTATATGTTTTTGGCAAGTTTGCAACGACCCACAGGTGATGAAAATAATGATATACGGGCCTTCCTGCAACGCCTGTATGACATAGCAGCTCAGCCTGGAGAGAATTTTAAACGTAAGGTGGGTGAGCAATTTGTCAAGGTATTGGCACGTACCGGTTTGAATTTGAAGACTGCGTCTCTCAAAGCATTGTCGAGACAGAAGCTATTGCGTGAGTTTGTTTGGGATCAAGAGTGGCGAGAATCGTGGTCTAGATCATTTAATTTGCCGTTATATAATTTGGATGGAACAATAGTTCCTGGTTCTTATGTTGATTACAATTTTTTT